GCAAACACGAAGCGTGAAAGGGAAAAATATCAGCAACTAAAGTTTACCCACACGAAGTAAAAAATATCCCCTGCAAATGAGTATTGCAAGGGATAAAATTAAATTAAGAGTAACTCAATCCTAATATCTTTGTATTTCCTGTAAATAAGAAGTGCTTCGACTATTTCTCCATCTGTATATAGAAAGCCCTTACTATACCCTATTTTCAAGTGTTGTTCTATAAACTCGTGGAGTTCACGAAAAACAGCTTCTCTTTGACCTTTAAAAATGGTTTTTCCATCAATGATAAGTCTTTTTTCTTTCATACTATTCTCTTTGTGTTTTTAGTGTGAATTTTGACGCTGCTATATAACCTTGACAAAAACCATATAACTGATTGTAGAAGTCAAGAGTGCTTCCCCCGCGATAAATCCCGTACATGATGCTTTCTGTTCCATCCGGAGATTTTCCGAGTAGTTGCCACCCTCCTTTTCCACGATTATATTCAGGGCGTAAATCTGAACGTCCCGTAACAATTTTAGTTGTTTCAATCTGCTTTTCCAGCATTGCCATTGTTATTCTCATAAGAATTATTTTTTATTCATACATTTGTTCTTGAATGGTTAATTCTCCATTGTATGGGAGTACGTTATTAAGGGTAATCCCGTTTATCTCGGCTAACTCTACAATACGCTGACCACACTGACTCCACCAGTTCTTAACAAAATTGGCTGCTTGAGTTTCGTTTCTACAGAATCCCCACTTTTTTCCTATTTGAACAATATTGTAATCTACAAAGTCTACGGTACAACAAGAGGGAAGTCCTCTGAGCCACTCGCCTATCTCCTCTCCTAAATTCCTAATTTTATTAAGATTCTTTGTTCTGCTGTAATTTAGGAACTCTGCTAAAACAAGCCAGATTTTTTCTCTTTCTGTTTTGAACTCACCAATGTAATTGCACGTTTCAATACAATTGTTAATAATATACTCGTACTGAACTTCTTTATTCATTTTTATTCCTCCTCTACTATTTGCTCCTCTAACTTCCATGCATCACAGGCTTCTGCTAAGTGTTGTAGTCGCCTGTATCTCCATTTTTTATTACCTTCTCTTTGGTCTTCCGTGATTTCTGCCATTTCTTTGGTCAAGCGTTTTTTCAACTCTTCGAGTAAATCAGGAATACCAATTCCCATGTCATCGAATTCTTCGCTCCAGTTTACATCGCTTGTGTCGTATGACTCGCAACGGCAATTGAGGCAGTCATCCCAGTCTTCTTCTGATGTATACTGATTTGTGCTTATCTTAGTTGCCATTGTAAGCGTTTGCGTAGCAATGCAATTAAATTCTATTCCATACTGGGCTTTTTCGTTATATGGAGCACTTGAGTCGTTTGCTGCTCCAGGTGGATAGTTATCTAAACTCATATTTTTATTTATTTACTTTGCCTTTCGGCAATTTGGTTAAGGTTTTCTTCAATTGCTACGAGCTCTCTAATATCGTCTTCAATATCGCAGAGGTATTCACACATTGTTTGTCCTCTTTCGAGGTTTTGCAGACCTTTAGGTATATTGTTGTATGCTTCATACTCGTCCTCATAAACAGCCTCGAGTTTTTCTCTCAAGGCTGTCAGTTCCTTTGCAATATTATTCAGTTCTTTTCTGCGAAATGTGTTCATCTAAGCCCTGCTTTAGGTTGTTTTCTATTTGCATTTTAATTGATAAAGCCAATTCAATACCCCTATCTCCCCAAGCCTGCGACTCTGTAAATCTTGAAGTATCCCTATTGAACGTAAGGCAGCAGAAGTCGAACTTGTTTGTTCTAATGCTAAGCCTGGGATTACCAAAGTGCATGTCAATTTCAACCTTTGGCACACCATGCTTTTCTACTTCTTCATTGTCTTCAAACATTGGTAAAATGTATTTTACATAGGGAATAACAAGTGATTTTCCTGTCTCTCTTTTATGCTTTATCGATGCAGCCAAGTTTCCCCAGAATTTTGATTTTGCAGCATCAAGTGCTCCCTCTTCTGTGAGGATATATCCGTGCAAGCGTCCGTAGTTGTTTGCAACTTTCAATATAGCTTCTGTAATATCCATAGTCTATTTTTTAACATAACGATTATAATAAGAGCGGGCATCGTTCATTTTAATTCGCACAAGCTGCCCATCCAATTCGCTTCTGCGATATACTCTTCCAGTTTCTTCAGATATATACCACACTTCTGGGACTTCCCATTTTTGATGATACTTGTTGATTTCTTCAACTAGTTGTTCTATCGGTTTCATTTGGTCTTGAAAATATTGTTTACAATGTTGATGAAACACTCGCGACGGTCTGTGTAGCTAAACGGAAGTTCACAGCAATCTCCATTTTTCGTTAGCTCAATGAGAAATCTTGCCTTATCGGCATATTGCATCTCATTGAATAAGTTTACCACTTGCTTGAAGTTTCCGTTTATTTGACTCTCTATTATATACTCGAAGAATCTCTGACCATCTTTCTCGCCAAAATATATTAGGGCAAGTTTTTCTAAACTTTTCTTCATTATCTTATTTCTTAAAAGTGAATTTGACTTCTGGGAAGAGAACTCTTCCGTATTTCTCAACATATTCTTGAAATTCTTTCTCACTAATAGTGTCGTAATCAGTATTTCGCCAATTGAATACCACTTCATTCTTGAAACCATAGAAAATATAGTTTGTTGAAAGGATACCTGCATCAAGGATGCTTATCGCCATTTCTTGCTCTCTCTTTAGAGATTCTATTTTGGTATTATAATATTCTATTGTTTCCGCTTTCTTTTTAGTCACCTTTTCCATGTGGCGTTCGACTTTCCGGCTCAGTAGATTTTCTTCTGAATAGTAGCCCTGAGAGATTCTTTCTTCGATTTCAGCTATTTGTTGTTCTGACAATACGCTTCCATCGAAAGGTATAGGTTTGCCTGCGTATGGATTAACCCACGTGTTTCCAGTCATTCTTTCGAGCAGGGCAATGAAGTCGTCAGCATGTTTCTTCCATCGCTTCAAAATGCCAAGTGCATTGAGTTGATACGCAAAGAAATCCTTTTCTTCTGAAGCTATTAGAAGTTGATGATATTCTTTCTCATTGATACGGAATATATCCATTACCTTTGAGCGGTCTAAGTTTTTCAGGAAATGAGTCCCGTTTTCGATTGTATAGGTAAATTTCCCCTCGAAGTTACAGTTATCAAGGTCAAGATACGGAACAACAGCAGGGAAAAATTTATTAACGAAGTCTGTATCATCTCCGCTATAGTAGAATACCCAGTGCCCTTTCGTATAGTGTTCTTTTTCTACTCTGTAATGGAAATCACACACTCCATTGTTACAATCATCGTCAAGCTTTAAATAAAGTTTTGTACGATAATTTGGCTTATCAGCTTCTGTGATCCAGTCTGATATAAATACTAAACTGTTACTTTTCATAATTTAATTGATTTTTTCTTATTTGCATAATTTTAATAATGTACTGCCAGAGAAATAGCAGGAATTTTTTCCTTAGACTGCGATATATTCTGTATGGGTATTTCTACCATACCAGTAATTATGCAGTCTGCTTTGCAAAATTCCATTAGTGTATTTTGTAAAGTTAGTGACGCAAAGCTTATTGAGAATTCTCCTATTCCAAAATTCCGCATCAGTTCTACCAGTTTTGGAACCTCATTATCATTGATTATCTTGTAGAAGTTGAGTATTGGACTTGATGCTGCTACAGAACTCTCGTAAGCATCGTATATTGTCCACTCCTCATTGACAACGTCTCTTCTTTTATTTGGATTCGAATGAATCAAATCAAAATATTCTATATGTTCCATACTTTATCCAAAGTAAAATATTCCCAATATTAGTTCGAGAGCGAAAAGGATGCTTAGTACCCAATCGTTCATAAGGAAATTATATATTTTCTGTCGCATAATATAAAGTATTAATATTACTCCTCTTCATAAGTTTCTTTCCATAGGCTCGCCATTTCACGCACAGTCATATCTTCTTCTGACGCTTCAAACGAGTCTCCAGCGAACGAATTAGGTATAAGTCCGTAGATTTGCATCGTGAATAATTCTCTTTCTCCTAAACTATGATAGATTCTCACTATCGCTTGTTCTTCCTCGAGAGAATTGAGGGCATTTGTGAGTTCTTTTCTGCTAAGACATTCGAGAATGATATATCGTTTTACGCGCCCTTCTAATTCGTAAAATGCAACTTCGCAATTATCTGTTTCGAATATAGCACTCGGTGTATTTACAAAGTTCTCTCTACCATACAGAAATAATCCTGCTGGTACAATATCGTTTGGTCCAAGATATCCCTCTGCGTCATTTGCACCAATATACTCCTTAAACGTAATTGATTTTGGTTTCGTAAAGAAATCTAATTTGTCATTACCTAAGCCTTGATTGATTGCATACTCCAGTACTTCTAACACTTCCATTTGTCTGTTTCTTTCTTGGGATGATTTTCTTATTTGCATATCTTCTGTTTTTATAGTTCTACTGCTAATTCCTTGGTCTCTCCATAGCATCCTTGATATTCAAATACCTGATGGAATTTTTCGCTTCCGCTCTGAATACCTTTAGCTGTTAGAGAATGTGCTTTCTTCGCTTCCGCTTTCAATATAATCTCATTTTCTCTTTTGTAGTATTCCTGAGCACTACTTATACTCATCTGCCAAGTTCTGAATTCGTAGTCTTCATCGGGTGTGAGTCCCATATCTTGAAGTTCTGCACATATCTGACTATCTTTCTTCCCTTTAAGGATTAGTTTACCTGTACTTTGAGAGATTATTTCTATCTTTAGTTTCTTCGCAATACTCTTTATTATTGGAATGTAGAGTCTGCTCTTTACCTCTGTTCTCCATGGCATATAGCTTGTTGGGTTCCATGTTCCCTCTTCCTTGGCTTTCTGCTCTTTAAGCGCCTTGACGATAGCCATTTTCTCGCTTACCACTTTGAATGATTCTCTATTAGGAGAGTTTTTGTAGATGTTTAGCGCCTCCTTCTCAGAGAGTTCTGCTTCATGTATCTGCAGGTCAATCCCTTTGAGCTCTTCGGCTTTCTTCTCTGTCTTTGTTTCTTTCTTATTCTTTTTCATTTCCTTTTCTGTTTTGATTGGTTTATTATTCTTATTTGCTAATGCAAAGATAATCAAATATAATCATATATGCAATAATTTACAGATGTATTTTTAATCCTATTTGTTAAATAATTATAATCAAATGAGCAAACACGAAGCGTGAAAGAAAGATATCAGCAACTAAAGTTTACCCACACGAAGTAAATGTTCTATATTCGGATATTTACCAGGGTTTTTCGCAACGAGCTCTTGAGGGCTAATAGATTTCTCCTTTGCATTTTCACTCTTTGCCTGATTAACCTCCTCGACATGGTTGTACCAGTCGTGAGTTCGTTGCTTCATAAAAACATCAAGCGACATTAGTATTTTCATTGGGTCTACAGAACCAAAGAATTTCTCATATGCTCCATGTCGAAGTCTTCCACAGAACAATGCAAATTCCAAAACGTTTAGCTCTCCATAGCAGTTTAATACCTGAACGCCAAGATCATAAAGCTGTTCAATACTAAGTTTTTCCTTGACATTAGTAAATGAATTAACCTTTTCCAATTGTATTTTAATCCACTCTACAGCTACATCATCATCGTTATAAGCATCAGAGATGTCAAATAGAGTAGGCACATCTTTGCGTTCTGTAAGTGCAGCCATAGCCTTGCATCTTCCATCAAGTATTCCCTGCAAATCGGGGGTATAAAGATTATATAGCCTTGACGGTGGCATCGTTCTACCGATTTGTGTCGCAAGTGCTGTTTTCTCTCTTCCATTTTTCGTCGTAGGAAGCGACGTTAGAAATGATTTCAGCCCGTCTGCAGTCAGCAGAGTTGTCAGTTCTGTACATTGCTTTGCCATTATTCTTCTTGTTTTTTAGTTCAGATATTATCTCATTGTAGTGAGAAGCTATCATTGCCACCGAGAAATTATCGTTTATCCACGTCTTGTTTATTGAGAGTAGAAATTTCTCCAGTGCATCAATCACGCTATCAATATCATTTTGCAAAGGAAGAGGTCTATTCTGTCTTGAAAACTTAATAGCATTTAGCAGCTTTGTCATCTGTCCAGCATCTTTAGCTGTCCAATAGTACGTCGTTCCATACAACTCTTGATATATTTTTTCAAATACTTCACGAGCGCGCTTGTTAAGCACAACTTTGCCGTCAGGCAAAAGTTGTGAACCGTCTGTTAAGACAACCTCTTTCTTTTTTATTTTCTTTATAGGGGGTATGGGGGAATTTTTCTTTTTTGTTTCTTTCTCATTCAAGCTGGAGGAAAGCTGGAGGGAAGCTGGAGAGCGAACACCTCCTTTATCACTATAATTCTCTGTATCATAATTATTTAGCTCACTTTCTGAGCTGGAGGAAAGCTGGAGGAAAGCTGGAGAGGACTTGCTCTTTTTTCGTGTTCCTTTGGAGGAAAGCTGGAGGGAAATGTTATCTATTTTAATGTAATCTGTTGATATTGTGTATATTGCTGCTGCTCCAGAGCTGGAGGAAAGCTGGAGGAGTATTTTGTGCTCTATTAGAGTCTTTACTGCCATTCTTACACTCCAATCACTTTCATTCAGTTGTAGGCACATTTCCTTGCGACTTAGACGTATTTTGTTTTCACCACTTTTACTGATCACCGAAGTTAAGAACATGAGGACCTTAGCAGTACAACTTTTGTACAGCCAATCCTGTAGAAATAGTTTCTCTTCAAACAAAATGACCATAAGCCATTAACCTCTCAAATATCTATTTACTTCTTTTACAAACTCTTCTACGGTGTGGCAAACCACATACTTCTGACCAGCCTCCGTAACATTCTTCTGCCATTGCTTCTGTGCTTGGGATTGTTTACCCGTTGGCGTTTTCATTTCAATGCATAAAGCGCCATACCCTTTTCGAGGTATAAGCAGTATTAAATCACTAACGCCCGCGCAGATACCATTTGCATTCGTTCTAAGCGCATCAAATCGCTTTTCAGTACACTCGTTAGGTACGTGAAACAAAAGTCCTTTAGAAGCGATACCTGGATATAATTTCCGAAATTCAGAAAGGCATTCCATTTGAATTCTTTTTTCAGATACTGGAAGATATTTTAAATCTCCTTTTCTTATCACTCTTTTTCTTCCTGTTAATAGGCGGTGCAAAATTTTATTACTTTCTCTTTCTTCCATTAGAATATCACGTTTGTAAGTTGTTTCCATTGTTCGTTAATCCAGCCATTTACCATCCATTGTCCAGCGCTGGGGCAGTCTATTCTCAGATTTTCAACCTTCCCGAAAGTTTTTATGTTTCCACACAAGTCTATAAACCATGGCTCCTTGCCAGGGAAAGGTCTAATAGCACGTCCAATTACTTGGTAATATAGAGAAAGCGACATTGTCGGTCGAGCCATGATCACAGTGTCCAGCTCTGGGTAATCAAAGCCAGTGGTAAGAACACCCACATTGGCTACCACTTTTATTTCACCAGCTTTAAAACGACGCAGTATTTCCTCTCTGTCTTTTTTCTTGGTTTCACCTGTTACAAAAGCACTATTAGGAATAGCTGCTGTCAGTGCTTGCGCCTGCATGATGTTTTTTGTGAAAACAAGAATACCTCTACGACTCTGTTCCTTTTGTTTGGGATTCAGTACTCTTTTTACTATTGATACAAGATAAGAATACATATCGAAGTTCTGAAACGATTCTTCAACACTTGTCTCATCAAAATCTCTTCCTGTTGAATTCCTTCTTAGCCTGTTCTGCTGATACGCTTTAGGTGTAACATCATAATAATGTATCTGCGCCAGGTATCCCTGTCGAAGTAAATCAGATACCTGACATGCATAAATAACATTATAAAAGATTTTAGGTTTGCAGCGAGTCATAAAACGAAGAATTGCACGATGTTCCTTTTCTATCTCCCCGAATATATCTCTTACAATTTCACCTTTTTCGTTTCTTACTGGTGCATTGATTGCATCAAGACGATAAGGTGTTGCTGTCAAGCCTAAAACTTTCCTTTCTCCATCATCTATGAAATCTTTGTACATTCCACCACGTGGATTGCATTCGTGCGCCTCATCTATAATAATGTTTCTGAAATGTTGAAAATCCTCCATGTGATTGGCTACACTACCAATTGTCGCAAACGTTATCTTAGATATTTCTTTTTTATTCAGTGAAGCGGAATATATAGAACAGTCATCTACCCCATAACTACGTAGCTTAGAAAAGTTCTGTTCTAAAATTTCCTTGTTAGGCTGAAACACGATTGTTGGCTCTGAAAGCTGTGAAGCTATATCCGCTATCACAAGCGACTTTCCGCTACCAGTTGGTAGAACTTCCAGTGCATGATACTTGTTTACAGGCTGTTGAAAAAAACGAACAGCAGCATCACTTGCTTCTTTTTGATAGAATCGCAGATTATATTTCATCTTAAAACATATTTGAAGTGTCGCATGACAAATATGCCATGCGACACTAATAGTCATTTTAATCTTCGCCGATATCCTCAGCACAATCTTCTTGCTCTGGCACTTCTATATTGCTTACTTTTCCGTTTTCGATTGTTATGAGAGTTCCATCATCTAAAGTGTAGTCTCCATTTTCATTAGAAGTTCTATCATTGAGTTCTGGCATACCTCCATTTCTACTAATAGACAACTCGATTCTTTCTCCTTCTTCGTCTGTTACATTATATACAGTTACGAACGGGAACTCTTGTTCGAAATCACTTGGATTAATACCTCTAACAAGTACACATTGACCAGTTGACTGTGCAAAGAAATAAACATGCTTTCCTTTCATATCAATGACTTTCACGCATGGCTCACACACAGGCTTAGTGCCTTTCTTAACATTCGTTGTCACAGTATTCATCTGCGTTTGAAGACTCTTGATACGATCGCCATATTGTTTTGTAATAGCAACCTTTTCTTCCGTAGTCTCCATAAGCTCGTCATTAAGGCGATAGATTTCGTCTTTCATTTCTGAAAGTTCATCTTCAGTGAGATTCTTGTCAAAATCCATATCGCCAATACTCTTTCCGTTCTCTTCGAAGAAAGCCTCACGCTCTTCTTCTGTCATGTTTACAAGCATGTCAAAAGAATATTCTTCAGCTACACTTTGCGTTATGGTTTCATTCAGTGCCGTATTACTCTCGTTGCTAACTTGCTCTTCATTCTCTGGGAGCATTTCATTTTGTTTTTCCATCTTCCTTACATTTATTGTTGAAATAATCTAATACATACTTTCTTGCAGCCTCGTCTCCTTTCAGAATATTGATAATTCCTATTATCAAGTCTTCTTCTTGCCCTGCCCTTCCAAAGGTTGTAGAAGTTCCATCACAAGCTATGTACAAAAAAGAATTTTTATTCTTTGCGTTGATTCTACTTCTGACTATTTGTACGACAGAACCGACAAGTTCTAAATAAGGGATGGTAGATAACCGTACTGGAGAAGTTCCAAGTACAGGTATTCCGGTCCCCTCTAAAATTGGTATTCTACTCATGTTTAAATTATAATTAATTCTAAGTTTGATTGAAAATCTTTTTGTCTGTGATAAGAGGACGATTTGCTTCCAGGAACTCAATAAAGCTTTCTACAATGTAGCGTAGCTTGTCGGTTGCTTCCTTGTGGTCATAATCGTAGTACTCTTGATAGTACTCATATGAATGAACCTTAGCGGATATTTCATCGGGATATTGTTCAATAGCACCATCTGTGCCTTGCGGCACATCTTTACCATCAAGTAGATAGAATGGCTTAGGATTTATCCACCTATATAATGAATTTCCTTTCTGTATTTTAACAGTGCGTGTGCGCCATTTAATGATGCTATATTCAAAGCCGGTAATTTCTTTCACCTGCTTAGAATTTATCAAACAATATGGGTATACAAATCTTTGCCAATGATTCTCGAATTTCCCGAACTGATACATGTTCGTTGTTTTCAAGTCATACACAATATCGCGCTTTAATTCATCTATAAATCCATACAACAAGACTTTCCCCAATGCTGTATCAAGCGTACTTTCAACATATAGCTGAGAGCAACTCCCTTCAAAAAATGCTGCAACGCTTTTAGCTCCCTCTTTGTCATACAGAAAGACCTCGTCTTCAAATTCTTTTTGTGTGAGTCGAGCTGCAATAACTCCTTGTTCCTTGAAAGTTTTGAATTCAATATCAGTTCTGAACGTATCTCTTTTCTTGTGTAGGCAATCCACAAGCTCATTAAAGACTGTTCCATTATCCGCAGCAAGGCTGTGATATGGGACTCTGTTGATAGAGTTGAGGAGAGACTGTTTTAGTTTCTCCTCCATTTCCTCCATCGACAGAGTATATTCTCCTGTATACGCATTTTTATTGAAAGGTCCTTCGTATTCAGCCTCAACATTTAGGTATGCTTGAAACTTATCCAAAAGACTCGGATAAATGCGATACTTAAGCTCTGTTCCGTCCATAGGCTATTTTTCTTTGGCAGCTTCATACTTGCTCTCTGTGCGGTTCCATCTTAGACCCAATTTAACAGACTTTTCGTACAAAAGTTGTTTTGCATAAAGACGGATGTCGAAAACCTCCTCCATTTCTTCAAATGCCTCCTGAGCTTCGTTAGCTGATTCGGCATCATGCACATCTGTGATTCGTAATTCCACTTCGTTCTTAAGATCGTCATAATGCAGGAGTCGTTTTGTACGCTCTGCCTGTGACATTGTATAAGTGCTTACAACATCTGTGAGGAACGTATTCCTTATCACTCGCCCCTTAGTGTCTTTTGTCATGTTGCCATTGGCATCGAGGATGATAGGTACCTTAAATGCTGGTGGTAAGTTACATGCGTTTTTAGCGTAAAATCTTTCACAGGGTGTAAAAGAAATAACACGTTCTGTTCCAATAAGCTGCAGATAGCCAACCAGATCAAGTTCCTTAATCAGGTCGCCTGCGGAACTTCCACCAATCTCTGGGCGAATCTTTTTGATATCGCCATCTTTCTCCTCACGTTCATGTGCAATGAAAACAAGGTTTTTTCCCATAGCTAAAACCTGCTGAACAAATGAATTGAACATTGACTTACGAATACCGTACTCGTTCAATGTGAGAGAACGAATTGGGTTTTTGTCTCGGCTTTTTGCAATAATATCCTTATCCATAAACGAAAGCATTTTCCCTGCCGTGTCTATGACAATGGTATTGAATGCTGCCATCTCAGGGTCGGCAAGAGCTTGTCCAACTTCGCTCCATTGCTTTACCTCCACTGTAATTACTTCTGCACGGTGAGCCATGTTTACACGACGAATACCGCCATCAAAGTCGAACACAACCACTGGGCCAGGTGCGCTAACACCAAGGGTTGATTTACCTGCACCAGGTTGACCATA